TAAAGGAAGCCCGCCCAATGATCCAGATCGAGCAGCGTGTCCTGGATGCGGATGAGTTTTTACTGAACCTGCCGTCCGGAACCTGCGATCTGAGGACGGGGGCTGTTCGGGAGCACAATGCCCAGGACTATATCACGAAGCAGACGGCGGTAGACCCGTCCGGGGACGGCATGGATGTCTGGGAGGACGCCCTCCGGACCTTCTTCCAGGGGGACGCCGACCTGATCCGCTATGTACAGGAGATCGTGGGGCTTGCCGCCATCGGCAAGGTCTACATTGAAGCACTGGTCATTGCCTACGGCGAGGGCAGGAACGGCAAGTCCACCTTCTGGAATACCATTGCCCGTGTGCTTGGCACCTACTCCGGCAATATGTCTGCAGACACCCTGACTGTGGGCTGCAAGCGCAACGTGAAGCCGGAACTGGCGGAAGCCAAGGGCAAGCGGATGATCATCGCCGCCGAGCTGGAGGAAGGGATGCGCCTGAATACCTCCAACGTCAAGCAGCTCTGTTCCACGGACGAGATCTATGCGGAGAAAAAGTACAAGGCGCCGTTCTCCTATGTCCCCACCCACACGCTGGTGCTGTATACCAACCACCTGCCCAGGGTCGGGGCTATTGACCAGGGTACCTGGCGGCGGCTCATTGTGATCCCCTTCAACGCCAAGATCGAGGGCAAGGCCGACATCAAGAACTATGCGGACTTCCTGTTCAAAACGGCGGGTAGCGCAGTCCTTCAGTGGATTATCGAGGGTGCAAAGCGCGTCATCAGCAATGATTACAAAATCGTCCAGCCCAAAGTGGTGCGGGACGCCATCCAGAAATACAAGGAGAACAATGACTGGCTGTCCCACTTCCTGGATGACTGCTGCGAGGTAGGGGACGATTTTGAAGCAAAATCCGGGGAGTTTTATAACGCCTACAGGAGCTACTGCCTGCAGATGGGCGAATACACCCGGAGTACGACTGATTTCTACTCCGCGCTGGAATCCACGGGTGTGGTGAGAAAGCGTACCCGTACAGGCGTGATCATTTACGGGCTGAAACTCAAATCGGAGTTTGAGGATTAGTAGGTGTGTAGGTCATGTACCTCTCTGCCAGAGTTGCTCTAAGGAGATAAAAAAACAATATATAAGAGAGAATCGGGGGAAGAGGTACATGACCGTCACACAAAGAACGAGGAGAATAAAACCATGAGAGAGAAAACCATCGAACAAAAACTGGTTCAGGCGGTTAAGGCCAAAGGCGGGATTGCGCCGAAGTTCGTGTCGCCGGGATTTTCCGGGGTTCCCGACCGCCTTATCCTATTGCCGGATGGGAAATGCGGCTTCGTGGAGGTAAAGGTCTCTGGCGGGAAACCACGGCCGCTGCAGGAGTCAAGGATACGGCTTTTGCGGCAGCTGGGGTTCCTGGCATTTGTCCTGGATGGCGAGAGCCAGATCCCGCACATCCTTTCAGAGATCGGAGGTGACAGCTGTGGAGTTTAAACCGCACGATTATCAGCAGTACGCCATCGAGTATATCGAAACACACGAGATTGCCGCCATTCTGCTTGACATGGGCCTTGGCAAGACGGCAATCACGCTGACGGCATTGTACGACCTGCTGTTCGACTACTTCGAGATTACCCGCGTCCTGGTGATCGCACCGCTGCGGGTGGCGAGGAATACCTGGCCCCAGGAGATTGAAAAGTGGGACCATCTGAAAGACATCCGCTATTCCGTGGCGGTCGGCACGGAAAAAGAACGGCTGGAGGCATTCCACAGGGATGCGGACATCTATATCATCAATAGGGAGAACGTCCAGTGGATGGTGGAGAATGTCCCCTTTGAGTTTGACGCCATCGTGGTGGACGAGCTTTCGTCCTTCAAAAACTGGAACAGCAAGCGGTTCAAATCGCTGATGAAGGTGCGTCCCAGGGCAAAGCGAGTCATCGGCCTTACGGGTACCCCGTCCGGGAACGGGCTGATGGACCTGTTCGCCGAGTTCAAGGTGCTGGATATGGGGCAGCGACTGGGGAGGTTTATCACCAAGTACCGCCAGGACTATTTCCGGCCGGATCGGATGAACGGTCAGGTGGTGTATTCCTATAAGCCCCTGCCGGGAGCGGAGAAGCGGATCTATGACAAGATCTCCGATATCACCATCTCCATGAAAGCAACCGATCACCTCAAGATGCCGGAACTCATAAACAGCGAGTACCGGGTGTATATGGAGGAGCCGGAACAGGCTATTTACGATGAGATGTGCGAAGACCTGGCGGCACAGCTTGATAAGGGCGAGGTAACGGCGGCAAATGCCGGAGTACTGTCCGGGAAACTCTGTCAGATGGCAAACGGGGCGGTCTATACGGATAACGGGGATGTGGAACATATCCATGACCAGAAGCTGGACGCCCTGGAGGACATCATCGAAAGCATGAACGGAAAGCCCCTGCTGGTGGCTTACTGGTACCAGCACGACCTTGACCGCATCGAGGAACGGCTGCGGCTGCGGAAGATCGGCTTTGCAAGGCTGGACTCTGACGCCAGCATCGCAAAGTGGAACCGGGGCGAAATTCCCGTGGCGCTGATCCATCCCGCTTCTGCCGGCCACGGGCTGAATCTCCAGAGCGGCGGCGCCACCCTCTGCTGGTTTGGCATTACCTGGAGCCTGGAACTGTATCAGCAGACGGTGGCGCGGCTTTACCGGCAGGGTCAGGCGTCCAAGACCGTGGTCGTACAGCACATCATCACGGACGGCACCATTGATGAGCGCATTATGAAAGCCCTGCAGTATAAGGACAGGACGCAGTCGGCGCTGATCGATGCGGTCCGGGCAAACCTAAGAAAATGAGAGTCAATCAAGGCAAATCCGAGGGAAACCATTTCTTTTTCGGAGGTAGTGCCTATGAACAAGCAGCAGACGGAAATGAAGGAGTACCTTTCCCAGGCGTTCCGCATTGACCAGCGGATACAGAGCAAGATGGAGCAGGTAGCGTCACTGAATGACCTCGCCACACGGGCGACCGCGACTTATTCGGATATGCCCGGAAGTGAGACGAGAAATCTCCACCGTATGGAGGACGCCATCCTTTCCATCATTGAGCTGGAAGCAGAGATCAATGGGGACATCTGCAAACTGGTGCAGACGAAAAAAGACATCGTCCATAAAATCAAGGCTGTCCAGAACACGGAGTACCAGACCCTTCTGGAGCTGCGGTATCTGTGTTTCAAGTCCTGGGAGCAGATCGCCGTGGACATGGGATATGAGCTTCGGTGGCTGTACCGTCTCCATCACAGGGCGTTGGACGCCGTTTCTGAAATAAGCCACTAAAAGCCACTGCAATACACCTTGTCCCTGTGATATAGTTAGAATCAGAAAAACAGGACAAGGAACGAGCCTTGCGGGAGCAATCCTGCAGGGCTTTCCTTTTGCCCGGAAAGCGAGGTGCAGCGTGCCAAAGAAACCAAAACGCCCCTGCTCCTACCCCGGCTGTCCAAACCTCACGGACGGGCAGTACTGTGAGGAGCATGAAGCGATTGCCCGGAAACGGTACAACAAGTACGGCCGCCCTGCTGACAGCAACAAGAAGTACGGTCGGGCTTGGAAACGAATCCGCGACCGCTACGCTGCGGCGCACCCTTTGTGTGAGATGTGTCTGAAGGAAGGACGGCTGACTCCTGTGGAGGAGGTCCATCATATTGTCCCTCTATCACAAGGCGGGACGCATCGGAATGACAATCTGATGTCCCTCTGCCAGTCCTGCCACACAAAGCTACATCACGAGCTTGGCGATCGGTGACCGTGGGGCGGTCAAAATCTCCGGGACCTGCATGAGCGGACAGCGGCCTGGGGCTTCGTGCGCGAAAAAGGCGAAATCAAAAGGGTAATTAAGGGCGGCCGTCTGCGGCTGCTTTATTTTTCGAGAAAAGGGGTGAGAAAATGCCGACAAAATCCAATAACACAGGAGGGCGCGGCGGTGCGAGACCCGGTGCGGGAAGGAAGAAATCCGCTGTCAGGGAGAAAGCCGAGAACGGCAATCCGGGCGGGCGCAGGCTGGAAGTGCTGGATATTCCCGAAGTCGAGGGTGTCGATATGCCAAAGCCTCATGAATTCTTATCTGCCGAGCAGCGTGACGGGAGTACGCTCCAGGCGGAGGAGATATACACGGAAACCTGGGAGTGGCTGGAAA